GTCTTGCCGTCCACGACCAGCTCACGCCGGCACACTTTGCCGTCCAGCATCGTCACGCGAATATGCGCCTTCGTCATGGCCTTCTCTTTCTAAGGTAGTAGCGCGCGACACGCCAGCGAATGAAGATGGAGATGAGCCGGTCAAGCATTGACCGCCACCCGCTGAATTTCGCCACGGAACTTGTGATAGGTAATCGCCTGCATCTGCGCTCGGGCGCTGTAGGCATGGCTCACGGCGTAAGCATCGCGCTCCGCTACGGCGCGCAACTGCTCCCATTTCATGCCGCCGATGTCCTGGCTCTTGTGGTGGTGGAGGTGTCCGGTGAACAGGAAGCGATGCTTCGTGCGGCCCCAGATTTCCGAATACTCGTCGGCCACGAAATGAACGAGCCGGTCGGCCTTGGCCTTGTCGCCGTGATGGCCGGCAATCATCACCTTTCCGAACTCATGGACGAAGAATTCGCCAGGCTTCTTGTGGACGATGACTCGTGGGTTATCCCGGTAGCGCTCGGCTATCGAAAACAGGATCGCGAGGTAGATCGTGGAATTGTGGTTTCCGGGAAGAACGACGACGCGGACTTCCTGGTGCTTTGTCAAAGCGCTTTCAACGGCTGAAGCGAGAGTGGCAACGCCGATTTCCAGCGTGCGGAACATGCGCGTATCGACATCCAGAACATGCTTCGAGGTAGGCGTCTGGTTCGTGTCGTCATTGGCATGGAAGTAGTCGCCCACGTCCATGATGATGCCCGTATGAGCCGCAGGAGAGGCCGCTACGCATTGCGCGACCCAATCCTTCACCCGCTCAGCGGCAAGGTCCGTGTCGTAGCTGGAGCCCGTTTCATGGTGCCAGGAACGCAGGCCGATATGGGCGTCGGCAATCCCGTAGACCGTGCATAGCTCGCCAAGGACGATTGCGGGCGCTTCGACAGGTGTAGCAGGGACGATGTCCGCAAGGGCTGCTTTGATGCGCTCGACAATCTCAAGCGGGTCGGGTTCGCCCTGCTTCGTCTTGACCCATTGAGCTGAGACGTTGCCGTTCGCGTCGAGTAGTGCGGAGACACCCTTGACGGTGTGCCCTTCAGGAAGGCTGAACGGGCCACGGTCTTCTGCCGGCTTCTGCCTGACGTATTCGCGGGTAAGATTGCCGTGCGGGTCCAGAACGGACGTTGTGGCGACAATCTCGAAACCGGGCATGACCGGCTTGCGGTTCACCAGCCCGCGTGCGGTTGCCATCATGAGATGGCGGCGAAGGGTGGCTTCCGATTTGCCGGTTGCACGAGCAGCATACGAGGCGGTGCCGTGCTGCTGGATGATGTCCACGCTCTCAAGGAGCGCTTCGTCTGTCATTGGCGGTGTCGGCATTCAGACACCACGCGCCATCAGGTCGCAGATGACCGAGGACGGAACGCCGAAGCTCATCCCGACATAGGAACCGCCCATTCCGACCGGAGCGATGCGGGCGCCAACGAAGATGGCGATGACGCGGTTCTTGGCGTCGTAGACCGGGCCACCGGAAATGCCAGGGCCACCCGAGATGTCCATGACGACGACCGACTTCCACGGCCCCATGGAGCGCGTCTTGCCTGATAGCCAGCCCCGGAACGAGATGAACTCGACACCGAGCGGGCTGCCGCGCGCAACGAGGCTCGTCCCCTCGGGAATGTCGCCACAGGCAAGCGGAGAAAAGGACAGGCGGCTGGTGCGCTCGATACGCACGAGGGCCACGTCATAGACCGTATTGACCCAGAGCACTTCGCCCTTGCGGGTGATGCCTCGATCGTCCACAATCTTCGCCGTGGTTTCCTTGCCGATGACATGGGCGGCGGTGAGAATGTAGCCCCGCCCGATGTGGACGCCGGAACCTTGGCCCATCTGCATCGTTACACGCACGACAGGGCCGGCCTGCGTCAATGGGACGTCGATGGTCTTGTTCACCGCCACATAGGCAGCGAACGCGGCAAATAGGACGAGGCCGCACAGCATCGCCATGGCGCGCATGTTTTTCATGGCGCTTTCCTTTTCTGGAACGAGGGAAAGGGTCGTGTCTAGGACCGGGGATTTGGGCGCTTGGGAGAGTGGTCGAATGCCCGGTCCAGTCGCTCATTGAGGCGGTTGATGGCCTCAAGGATTTGCTCGGTGCTTTCGCGATGGCCTGATTTGGAGACGTAGGTTTCCGCAACATGCACACGAAAAGCGCTTAGTTCTTCACGAGCTAGGGAAGCGCTCGCTTGAGCCGCAGAAGCCAAGACGGCGCTGTCCTTCTTCGCCGTGTCCACCTTGCTCTCAATCCTCCACCAGATGCCCCAAAGGGTGCCTGAGACGAGAATGAAAAAGCCGATCGCGGCCATGAGTTCGTTGGTCATTTGCGCCCCCGAATTGCCGACGCAATCGCAGTGACGCTTTGCCCAACTACCTGAACGCCGAAGAAGGAAAGAAGGATTGCCCCCTGCCAATCATCGAAGGGAGCCGGGAATGCCGGTATGCGCCAGCCAAGCTTGAAGCACGTGTCGAGCGTGACCAGCAGGAGATGAAACGAGAAGCAGCCGGCGATGATGAAGGTGACCAGCCGCATTTCCCAGAAACCCGCCGTTGCCATGCGGATTTCCGTTGCCTGCTTTCTCGCCTCTATCTTCGCCTCGATGTCCTTGGCGACCAGATCCGCGACAAGCCGTTGCCCGTCGTTCCTGGCCGATAGCCGCGCCTCGTATGCCTTGGTGAGTTGCCCGACCAGATCACCTGTGATCCATCGGATTATCGCGCCCCACACGGTTCAGACGCTTTCGTTCCGAACGCCATAGACGCCCGCAGCAGTGAGGGCCGAAACGACCAGTTCGAGCACGACCGTATCGAGGCCGAGGATTTCGATTTCCAGATAGCGCAGTGCCATCAGGGCAGAGACGCCCGCCAGTGCAGCCACGAATTTCCGATATGGAGCGAGCATCAGCGTTCCTTTCCGAACAGCTTGAGGATTGCGGCGATGATTGAGGCCCAGAAACCGCCACGCGGGGCTGCTGGAGCGGGTTTCGGGGTTGGACGGGCTGGCGTGTCCACGCCGTAGCCTTCGGCCTTCAGGAGGGCGTCGTAGCGCTTGGCGATGTCGGCAATCTCGGCCGCCTTGTCCTTGCCGTTGATGATGCGGCGCGCGTTGACGAAATCGGACTTCTGAAGCGTCATGTAGTCGGACAGCTTCTTGCCGGTGAACCAGCCGTCCCGAGAGCCGACAACGAGGATTTCCGCCGCATACTTCGGCTCAAGCAGCTTCTTCGGGTTGTTGACGAAATCGACGCCCAACTCGCGGGTGGCGCGCTTGTAGTTCTCCAGCCAGGTTAGCTGGGCGTAGCCCATCCCGACGTAGGGGTAGTATTTCTTCGACCGCAGATACTTTTCGCCGCCATACTCGCGAACCGGCTTCATGGTTCGGGCGGTTTCCCACGCGGTTGTAGCCAAAACATATGCGGCTTGGTTTCTTAGAAGGCCATGCTTCTTGCAGGCGTCAATAATCAGCCGAGTGTCGCCAATCTCTAGGTTCAAAAATCCGTCTCCTATTGATGCTGTCGCCCAACTCTGATAAGCATCTTCGGATGAAGACGATAGAAGAGCGCCTGTGGGCGAAAGTTGAAGTGCGAGGTGAGGACGAATGCTGGCCTTGGTTAGGCTACAAGCATGCCAATAGTGGACATGGACAAATTGGTCGGGGCCGTCGAGGCGAAGGCCAAACCTACGTCCACATCGTTTCATGGGAGGTAGCGAACGGTGCCAAGGTTCCGGAAGGCATGTGCGTTTGCCATAGTTGCGACCACCCGCCATGCGTGAACCCGAAGCATCTGTTTCTTGGTTCGAAAGCGGACAACACGGCAGATATGGTGAAGAAGCGGCGTCATAAGTTTGGGCAAGACGCGCCTTGGGCTAGGCTTACCGATAGTGACATCCTTGCTATCCACCATCGTTACGAACAGAAGGCGACCCAGCAGGAAATCGCCCGCGAATTTAAGGTCTCTCGGTCCCTTGTGGGACTAATCCTTCAAGGGAAGCGCTGGCCACATTTAGCAGTCGCGAGGACGTATGCCGCCTGATTGCGCAGGAGCCCATGCCGCTTGCAGCATTCGATGATCAGGCGTGTGTCGCCGAGCGCCAGGTTCATAGGCACTTCCTTTTTCAGTTGTGGGAGAAGCGCGTCAGCTTTTGGGTTGTCGTTAAAAGAATGACGGCCTAAGAGTTCTCCAAACGGAGAATTCAGATGAAGAAGCTCGCAGCGGTGTTCGCCACCGTTATCGCCATTGTTGCTCTCGCGGGCTTCGCGAAACCTCAAATCATCAATGCCGGCGACTTTCTGGTTCGCCAGCCGCTTCTCAGCATCCGCGCCGAAATGGCAGCGATTACATCCGAGGTTTCGACCCTTCGAGCCGAGATGGCGGTTGCATTGGCCCCACCTCCGCCACCCGCCCCTATGCAAGTGCAAGAGGTTGCCGAACCGGCCGTGAGCGATGGGTGGGAACTGGTCACTGATGACGCCCCATTCCGCCCCCGCGATGGGTCTTTCGTCGCGTCCTTCAAGGGCTACCTTTGGCTTGGCAATGGCTGGCCGGGTTCTTCCGACAACATGCCGACTTCAATCTGGCGTTCCCGCGACGGCAAGGATTGGGAGCGTGTCGTTGACAATGCCCCGTGGAAGGGCCGGCACATCGGCAACTTTGTCGTCCTCAATGACCGCATGTACATGTACGGCGGCGACAACATGACCGACGTCTGGTCATCCGCCGATGGGATTAACTGGCAGCTCGAAATAGCAGAGGCACCGTGGGGCAAGCGCTATAACCCCTACATGGGCGCGTTCAACGGCAAGCTCTGGCTGATGGGCGGGCAGAACGAACACTGGACCGGCGCCTATAATGATGTCTGGTCTTCTGTGGATGGCAAGACGTGGGTGCGCGAGGTTGAGAACGCGCCGTGGCCGCGTCGTAGCCTAGTCTCCGGGTTCGCGGTTCACGACGGGCACATGTGGGTTATGGGCGGCGGAAGGAAGATACCCGACCCGCGCTGCAATGGATGCGGCCAGACCATCTATGACCTGAACGATGTCTGGAAATCCGCAAACGGCGTCGATTGGGAACTCGTCATTCCCCGCGCTGAATGGGCACCCCGAACGCATATGAGTGTGGTCGGCTACGACGGCAATCTTATCGTGACCGATGGCTCTGTCGGTACGCAGGCGGGCATGTCGAGCGAAGCATGGTTCTCGAAAGACGGTATCGAGTGGCACCCTATCGGCGGCATCCCTGACCAGAAGTTCAGCCCCCGCCATGCATCAACGCTGGTTGAGCACGACGGGACGCTGTTTATGGTGACGGGCTATCTTCGCAACGATGTCTGGAAGCTGAACCCGGAAGCTCTTACCGTGCCTCCAACGCAGTGAGGCGTTTGCGCACGTTCCGTGCCTCGTGCATCAGCACGGCAACGATGCGCTCGTACATCAGGCCTTCTATGTTTTCCTTCTTGAACGAACCATCTCCGCCATAGTGGACGAGGAAGTGCAGGCCGGCGTCATGGAAATGGTCAGCCGCCAAGCCGATGTAGAGCCGCCTCGTCTCGTCGTTCTTGGCGCTATAGATGAAGCCAACCATCCCAAGCACGGCATCGACTATCTCGTCTGTGATTTCGCCCTCGACGTTCTTGTGTTTCAGCGCCGAGGTCGAGCGGGCAAGCAGGCCGTCAGTCCCCACGAACACGTTTGCGGCGGCAGCGGTCGTTTGGCTATAAACGATAGGAGAATAGAACACGCCGTCGTGCCTGATCTCGACCATCTTCGTCCCGGCGCTATTTTGCCAGATCGTGGATGTGCTGCCCGAGCTACCGCTCAACTGGATAACATTGGGGATACGGTCGGGATAGCGCGCCGTGACGTTCAAATTAGTGTCAACAAGCAGACAGTTTCGCGTCGTGATCTTGGAAACACCCGCCCCTGTGAACCCAAGGCTCACATTGTCCGAGAGCCGCACGCTGTCGAAATCGGACGCGACGACATTCGAGAACAACTCCACATGCCGCCAAATGCCGTTGATGAACTTCTGCCCCTGTCCGCCCAGGGAGGCCGACGGGCTGGAGCTGGACGACTGCGAACGGCAATTGATCCATGTCGTCCCATTGCCCTGGTCGGACACGTCGCGGGTGCTGTTCGCCTCCATCCAGACGGAGATAAAGCAGATGTTATCGCAATCCGCGCTGACGAAGATGCCTTCGTTCACGGCCTCCGGCGTACCGCCCATGAACTGACAACCGCGCGCGTTTTTGCAGTAGTAGCCGGTCCCGTTGAAGCCTTCCATGATGGCGTTGATGAACGTGCAGTCCGCCGTGTAGTAGGCCGCATCGCCATCATTATCGAGCGTCAGGCCATAGCTCGGCTCGGTCGTGAATGCGCCGTAGTTGTCGGAACAAACGAGGTTGTTGAAGACTGCGGCCACGCAGTAGCGAACATGGATTGCGTACTGCGTGCATTCCCGCGCTTCGATGTGGTCAATCCAGCAGCCCTGCGCCAGGCCGCGCAACTCAACGGCGGTCGTGATGGTCGGGCTACCGATGACGCGGACCTTGCCCATCGTCTTGAAGTCGCGGATGACGGCACCAGCCGTTTCAATCGGCGTCGACAGCTTCAAACCAACGCCGGACCCGACAAGCTGAATAACCGGCTTGCCGACGAACTGGACAGTAAGGCCATTCGCACCGAGGTTCGTATTGGCGTTGACTGGATATGCGCCCGCACCTTCCGCCATGATGATGTGCTTTGCGCCATACCCAGCGAGCGCGAGTGAGCGAGCAGCAAGAAGCGCCGTCGTGGTGGCCGAAGCATCGCCCGTATCACCGGAGGCCAGCGCGCCAAACCAACGCACGTCAAAGCCCTGAATAGCCCATGAGCCGACGCGCACCCACGCTCCAGCCGAAGCCGCAATTGCGTCAGCCTTGATGAACACGCCTTCCTGCGGGTCAGCGGTGATGTGGGCGCTATAGTCGCCAGCGCGCCAGACGAACTGCCCTTCGCGGCCAGTCTCGTGCAGGAAGGCAAACATGTCCTTTGTCGTATCGAGCGCCTTGAGAGCCGTCCGCGTCGCGATATAAACGGGTGTGTCGAGCCTGTCGCGCACGTCGTCGTAGCCTAAAGGTTCGAAGGCAGTGCCTGCTGAATTGCGATGCAGGAACCGGCTTGCCGTCGTCGGCAGGGTTTCGGCACCGTCAGACACAGCCGCATTCTCGATCCCATTCGCGTTGGCGTTCCAGCGCAGCACTTTCCCTGCCTCGGGGTCCGGGTAGGTCAGGCTCGAAAGCGAGGACGACTCCTTGAACAGGATGGCACGGTTCAGCCTTTCCTCGCGCCGCTGGATCAGCATCGTCAGCTTGTCGAGCGCGCGTTCATGGCTGGAGGCCGGGAACGGGTCCTGGTTGTTGTAGGCCGTCAACTGCGTGGTTGGCGGGTCACGAACAATAACGACGGTCGTACCGCTTGCCGGGGCCGTAACGAACGTCACCGTGCCGCCATTTGGGTTCCCCGCTCCCGAAACGGTGTAGTGCGTCCCCAGCGTCTGCACCGTATCGACGCCGGCCGAACTGCGGACGATCACGCGCAGATCGCCATTGACGAGGAAGTAGAAATTGACGCTGAACGCGGTGGTCGTGCCGTCGCCGGAATAGCTGATGCGCGAGACGCTGGATTGAACCGTCATTTAGGGATGCTCCATAGAAAAAGCCGCCTCAAAGGGCGGCTTGCGGTCAGTCGATTTTGATGATGCTATTGGGACGGGGATTTTGGAGGGCTAAGCGAAATGAAGACGATTATTGCCTTGTTGGGCGTCGGGATTGCATTGGCAGGATGCGGTTCAATTACCGTGCCGGTAGCGGTCATATCCGCCAATGGCGATGTCATGCGGGGAACCGCAACGGCCGCCATGTCCGGGGGTGAATTCCGGGCCGCCGGGGCGCTGAATGGGAGGCCGACGACCTGTGCCGGAACCTATGACGCGATGAGCACGTCGCTGACAATTTCAATGCCTGTGCTTTGCAACGATGGGCGAAAGGGCTTCGTGATCGCTACGCGCGAGTCGAACGGGGTAGATGGATCAGGCCGCGTCCGTCTCGATGACGGCACGGAGGCCGATTTCGTATTCGGCAAAGCGGCGGCTGCGTTTTGAAAGACTTTCTCCGCTTCATCATTTCCATAATGGTCTGGGCAGTCATCGGCCGGTTTGTCCTCCAAACCGGCATCGCTCACCCAATGGCAATCGGTATCGTCTGGATCGTCGGCTTTGTCTGGATCACGGGATGGGTCGCAGGCGGCGACGTGAGCTACGGCGACGAGCAGCTTAAGGTGACACTGATTGGCTTTGGTGGCGCGCTTGGCTTTGGCGCTGTTGTTGTGTCCTTTGTCGAACTTTGGAAGTTCGTTACCTGAACCAGCCCGGAAGGCCGGGGAACGCCTGCCGATCGACAAAGCTTTCCTGCCCGTAATCCGAACGGCGACGCGACTCTTGCCGGCTGAGATAGCCGGGGCTTGCCGCCTCGCGCAGCGAATTGAGAAACAAGTAATCCAGTGCCGGACGGGCATAAAACAGGTTCGCCCAAGGCGTGTTTTGCAGCCCGTAGGATAGTGCTGACGCGGCCGTCGCATCGCCATCGCGAAGCTTCAGGACGAGTTCCAATCCGTCCAGCGTCGTGCCGATGGTCGGACCGATCACCGTTTCCGCCAACCCGCCGCCAAAGCGGTTCGTCTGCGCGAACAAGAAGTCGCCATAGATGCCGAATGCACCGCCCTGCACCATGGCCGCGCCCCAAGTCTTCGGGTCAGACGGATCGCGCGGCGGCCAGTATCCGCGCGCCATGTCCTTCAACGTCATCGACGCGTATCCCGCCATCGTCATGCCGGCAACCAGCGCGCCGATATGGCCGGTCTTCTCCAAATAGGAAGCGTCTTTCCGATGCCCGAACAAGGCGCGCCCAAGCACCCGTTGCGTGAACGAAAACGGGAAGCCCTTGAACTGGCCGATGAACCGGATCGCCTCGCCGGCCACCGTGCCGGGTCGCAAGCCCAGCGTCATGGTGCGGCGGGTGCGGGCATCGACCTCAACCATGCCGTAGCTCGTCTCATCGGCCACGAACCGAAGCACGGACAATTCCAGATCGCGACGGCCATCTTCCATAATCGCCGCGCGCTTTTCTTCAAAATCGGTTTCGCGCTTGGCTCGCGTCGCATCCGACTTGGCCTCGTCCAGCTTGCTCGCCTTGCGCGCCAGTGCGATGCGCTCGCGCACCAGTGGCTCGATCGCATCGTCCGGCAATTCCCTGATCCGGTCCGGCGTGACATAGGCGGTGTCATTGACCTCCCGGAACTGCGCCTTGCGGATTGCGTCCCATTTCGTCGCGTCGATACCGTGCAGGCCCAGCACATGCCGGTAATTCGCCGGCAGCGCGCCATAGTCCGACTTAGCCCGCATTCCCATTTCCGCAGCGATGACGCGCCCCGCCGTTGCGCGATGTACGTCCGTCCACCACGACAGGCCATTCCAGCGGAAAAACTTCTCCTGAAGCCCTGCCATGCGCCCGACAGGGCCGTCTACAGCGGCGGCCGGGGCAACGATATGGCCGACCAGCCCGTCAAATCCCTCGCCCAGGATGAACGAGATTTCCGCGACCTCACCCTTGGGCCGCCCGCGTCGAAGTCCGTCAAGCTGTGCCGTCAATCCTTTGAAATACCCGCCGCCGCGAAACATCGAAGCCGCTGCCGCCGTCAGATTGTCGGACACGGATGACAAGACCGCCCCGCCCAGCTTCGCCATGGACTGCCATGCGCGAATGTCCGCTCCGATCTTTGCCGCCGTGACGCTGACCGGGCGCGATGACATGCCGGTTGCGATATCGAGCGCCTGCCGCAAGGCCCCGGCGTCCGTCTCAAGACCGGCCTGGCGCTTGATCTTTTCCTGGGGCGACAGTTTCGCGTCGTCACGAATGCGGCGCTTGATGCCATCCACCAGCGATCCGAACATCAATTCCGGGTTCGGGCCGAGCGCTTCCATGTTGGCCGCTACGCGCGCCGCTCGGCGCAAATGTGCGACCATGCCGGAAACTGTATTGCCAAAGCCGAACTCGCTGCGATAGGCAAGCGCGGCTTCCGGGTCGCGGAAATGCAGCACCCGGCTCTTGCCGAGCGATCGGGCCATGTTCGCCGGGTTGATACGCTGGCCCTTTTCCTTCGGTGTCGTGCGGTTCGGCATTCCGGTGATGATCGTGTCGTAAACATCGCCCAGGATCGATACGACCTCGCTTTCGTCCGCCGCATCCGGGAACGTCCGCTCCATGTCCAGCTTCGGCATGACCGACGCGATCCAGTTGTCCTTGCCGGCCGCGATCATCCTGATGTCGTCGTGCGTCTGAGCGCCGGCCCAGCCGTCGAGCTTTCCGATCGATGCCCCGAGCTTGTTCAGGTCCGTGCGGCTCATTTCAGCATAGGACGCGAAAATCTTCGCCACGTCCTGCGCATCGCGATTGCCGGTAATCCCGGGCCTGCCGCCTTCCTTCAGTTCGCTCATCTCGCGCATGATGTCGGCGTCGAGTCGGGGATCGCGGATCGCATGAACGAGATGTGGCTTGGTCGCCTGCAATTCGCTGAACAGTCCGCCGAGATAACGCGCCTCATAGGCAAGGTTGAGCGCGGCGACCGAATTGCGGCCGCCCTCCACTCCGCGCTGTGTGCCTTCCAAAACAGCCAGAAGCGCCTTCTTTGGCGTCATGCCGTCCCGCATGAAGCCGTCAACGGCCTGATCCAGCCGATCCCGCACCAAAATGTTCAGCGCGGCGTGGCGGCGCTGCATGGCGGCGGCAATCTTGGTACGCTCGGCTTCACGCTCGGCAAAGTCGCGCAGGCGCTCGCCCATGCCGTCGATCTTGCCTTCGGCTTGAAGCTTCTGCTTGTAATCAGACACGCGCTGGAATGCGGCGTTGATTTCCTCGCGGTTGAGACGCCCCTTGGATGCGGTATTGGCGGCGTTGAAGCAATCGGCATCAGGCGTGTATTTACGGCTCATCCAGCGGCCCCTAGATCATGCACGCGACGGCGGCACGCATTGCCTCACCGTAGGCCGCGCCGTCTTCATAGCCCCGCGTGGCGACATCCAGTTCGATACGGTCGTCGTCGGTCAGGCGGCCCTCGGCTTCCAATTGCTGCAATTCGGCTTCCTCGATAAACGACCCCGTTTCGGGATCGACGCGGTATTGCTGTGCGATGGCGCGATAGTCGTCGGCGCGGGCGATGCGAATTTCCGCGTCCGCCCTGCCCTCCGGGATCGGATCGGGACGCGGCGGCGTCGCATCGACCTTCACGCGCGACTTGCCCTTGCGGCCTCTGGTACGACGCGCCTCTGGTTCCGCCACGACATCTCTGGCCATGCGGGCTTCATAGTCTGAACGCCATGCATCAAACTCTGCCTTCTGGTCCAGGCTGGGGATTTCAAGTTTGGCCTGCACCGAACGAACAATTTGTTCGGGCGCGCGCGCCACCGCCGTACCCTCTATCTCGTCAAGCGGCCGGACGACTGACTGAAGCCGCTCGCCCATGTCCTCGATAATCTGATTGGGGGTACGTCCCTGGGCCGTCAGTGCCTCGATTTCGTTCACGACCTGCGCTTGATTGGCAATGCGCCAGTCGGCTTCGATCTCTTGCTGGTCGGGCGCAAGCGTTGCGAATGTCGGATCATCGGCATTAAGGACAGGCGGACGCTTTGCGGCCTCCGTCTCAAGCTTTTCAGCAATCCTTGCCATCGGTTCGGTGGCGTTGGGCGACAGTCGCACCTCGCCGTCATGGACAAGGCCGGCCACCGCCTCATTGAGCGCGATGCGGGCTTCCTGCGTCGTCTGAAGCGTCGCCAGCCGCTGCTCCTGTTCCGCCTTGACCTTTTCCAGCCGTTGTACGGAACGGCGGCCGAGGACGCCTGCAACGGTTCCGAACGCGCCGCCGATCATCGCCGCCGTGGCGATTTCCGACACGGTTGCCTGCCAGGATACGTTATCGCCAAACCGGGCGCGCGCATCGCGGGTGGCAATGCCGAACACCGCCGTGTTCGCCGCCGCGTCGAGCGCTGCCGTGGTCGCCGTGCCTTTCACGGTGCCAAAGCGGGCAATGTTGGCCGCCCTGACCGCTGGCCCTGCAATCGGGATATAGTTGATCGGATCGAGCGCCTGCCCGGCCAGATTGCCGACGATCGACGTAAACGGGCGCTTGACCCCGAAGTGATCGCGAACAGCTCGCACATCATACTGGGTCGCGAGCGCCGCCGCGCGGTCCTCGGTCATCGCCGCATCCCACGGAATGTTGTCGCGGAAGAACGGCGATGCTTCCCATCCCTCTTTCGTCATCGCGGGCGCGGTCGGTTCCGGCCGGTCGATGACGCCGAACCGTTCGAGAAGAGCGCGCCCCGAGGCGATGGGGTTCGGTAATGTTCCGCTTTGGCGCTGGATTCGTTCCGGCTCCGGCAAAGCCTCTAAATTGCCTTCGGGTATACGGGAACTGCGAATGGCCGTGCCGAGGCCGTAGCTTTGCACCGCCCCGCCTATGGTCTGGTCGAGCAACGTTGCGCCCATGCCCATCGGCATATCCATCGCGGCTTCAAACCTGCGCTGCGGCGACGACGCCCGATAGGTTGGGCCGCGCCCTAGACCGTGCGTTCTCACTGGCCGCCACCCATGACGCCGAAGGACGCACGGTCCTCAATGAGCCGTTGTTCAAGGTCTTCGTCCGTTACTCCAATCGGGCGCTCTTGTGCGGGCGCATCTTCGATCATGAACACGAGCGGTTCACCATCGCCGCCCTCCAGCGCCTCTCCGTCCTTGGGCAGAATGAACACAAACCCCTCATCCGCATTACGGAAGTAGCCTTCCGACAACGCCTCTTCGATGTAGTTCTGTCGTGCCGCCTCAATGACAGCGCGCGTCCCGTCATGAACCGGTGCGTCGGGCGGTGTGAATGGCGACGCTTCAAGAGCCTTGCGCACACCCGGCAACTGCCGCTCAAGCCCGCCCAGAATGGCGGCTTCATCTGCCTCCTGTGGGATCAGGATTTGCGCATTGACGGACCAGTTGCCCGACGACACGCGGACATCGCCGTAAAGGTCTTTTGCCACTGCATCGATCGCACTCGACAATCCTTCGCCCGCCCGAAGCCGAAGATGGACCGCATTGCTGATCAGCTTTTGGTCGCGTTGAGCGCGGACGAAGTTCTCGGCCGTGCCATCGGAAAGGCCGTAATAGACATCGCCGATCTGACCCACATCCATCAGGCGCGCCTGCACGGCCGCGTCGATGTTCGCGGGTGTTTCGGGTGATTTGCCGGGGAGTTTTGACGGGTCGACCATCGCCGCCTGGAACAAGCGCCGCGCTGCTGCCTCGTCGCCCCGTGCCGCCGCGTCGACCGCCCCTTCGGTGATGTCCGGCAAGCCGGCCTCGACCAGTTGGTCGAACACCGCCTTTTGCTGGTCGGGATCGTCTGTGCTGAAAATCACGCGCATCATGGCGTCAACGCGCTCGGCTTCCGGTGCCTCTTCATTCTTGAAGCGCTCCACCAGATTGTCGGCCACGACGGTCGGCATCAGGCGCAGGTTTTTAATACCAAGTTGCGCTTGTGCATCCGCAGTGGCCGCCAGTGCCTCGCGATGGTTGCCGTCCTCGGAAGGCGTCTGCCATGCCTTGTCGACATGCGGGAACACCTGACGCGTATAGGCGACAGGATCGGCCTCTCGTGCCGTGATGGTTGCTTCGGCGGCTTTGCTCAGCGTCTCATAACGCTGCTGATCGAGGACGGCCGTGTCGCCCGATGCCGTAGGCTGGGCATTCCGGACAACATCCTGGATCGCATCTGCCGGCATGGTGCGGAAATCGTACGCCTGGCGGCTGACCTCGACATTGCTCTGGAACTGCGCATAGCGGGAAGCGCCTTCGACGGAGCCATAGGCGTCGAGAAACTGTTCTGCCGTGGGCAGTTCGTTTTCATATCGGCCCGTGTTCATGATCGCGGTCGGCGCATTGTCGGTCGCGATCTGGATCGACGCGCGGGTTTCGGCGTTGCGCTGGTTTCGCGCCGTGTCGATGGCCGAATAATTCTGGCTGGCCGCGTCCGCGTCGGGCATCAGCGCCGCGACGCGCGTGCCGCCTGACGAACCTCCGCCGGTTCCCATCTTGGCATAGGCGAGAAGCGTCGTGCCGTTGGCGTCGGCAGCATTGACCCTTCCGCCGCTCTTGAGCGCACGGGCGGCCCCACCGGCCCCGCCAAGGTGCATCATCGCATGGATGCCGTCGCGCGTGATCTGCACGCCGCCAACTGTCTGCCCGATAAACCCTTCAAGGCCCTGCCGCGTGATCTCCTGATCCATGCGCGCGCGGTGGATTTCGAATGCCTTGCGCTGCGCCGCCGGGTTGGCGAGGAAGTCCGCCAGTTTCCTGACTTCCGGGAAACCGGGGATGTTGAACGTCCCGGTCCATTTGCCCTGCGCGCCGGCTCGCTTGCTCCACCCCGACAAATTCTCGTTGCCGGGGTCATAGAGACCAAGGTCAGCCATACGCGGCGCGCCGAACTGGTAAAGGCCGGCATAGCCCCATTTGTTGACGACGCCGGGACGGCCGCCGCTCTCGCGCTGGACAAGAGCGGCCTCAAACCCCTCGCCAACGGCCTGCGGCTTGGCCCCGAAGAACCTGGCCGTCATCGCCTCGGCTTCCTCGACGCGGCCCGCCTCTGTTAGTCCGTTGATGGCGCCTTGCACGATCGCGCGTTCGGCTTCCTTCTGCGCCTCGGCGAGACCGGCTTCCGGGATGATGCCGCGATAGGCTTCCGAGCTTGTCCGCAGGCTGGCAAGCGTCTGTTCGGGATCGCCGCTCGAATAGGCTTCCTGAGCTAGAAGTTGCGCCTGCTCGGAGTACTGCGTCCCAAGAAATTCGATGCGGGCGTTGTGCTCATAGGTCATCGCCCGCGTGGCAAAATCAGCACGGCGGCGAAGGACGTTCGCCTCGGCCGCTTCACGCGCCGAACGGGACATGTTCAGCCCGCGCTGTTCAAGCCTGCCCATGACGTTCGCCGACATGTCGGACAGTTGCTTGTCGACGCCGGCCTGAAAGCCCTCCCCGCCGGCGGGAGCCGCAGCCTGGGCGTCAAGGTATGCCTGCTGCGCATCGCGCGTGTATTCGAAATCAAACGTATTCAGCGCGACCTTGTCTTCGGCCTCGCGGCGCTGATCGGCAAGCCGCGCGCCGATCTCGGCGACGTTCTGGATCGCGGCCCCTGCCTGCTGTTGCGCACGGCCGATCTGGGCGCCGAACGCATCCGCGTCGGCCCGCACACCGGGGTCGCGCGTCACGCCAACGGATGCGATATCGTCTATGCCGGGAAGCCGGATTGCCATATCAGCCCCAAACCTTTGCGGCCGTACCGAACGCATTGCCGAAGCCGGTCAGGAGTGTCGCCCCCGCCGCGCGAGGACCAGCCTCGCGCGCATTGCCGGCGCGCATCGTGTCGAGGGTAGCCGAATCTTCGAGGCGGCTTTCGCGCACGAAGCCCTGATGGCCGATGCGGGACGTGCCGAGCGCGATTTCGCGCAACATGGATTCTTCGACCAGAAGCGGCGACCCTGCATTTGTGATACCGGATGCACCGCCCGCCGCTCGACGCTCGGCCATGATGCGGCTTTGGCGGCGCTGATAGTCCTCGGCTTCCGCGCCGGCCGCGTCACGCTCCGACTCGGCCTGCTGGCGCGTGGCCTTGGCGTTGAACTCGTTGGCCTGTGCATCGGCCTCGGCCGCACGGCGCTGCCCGGACGCTTGCACGGCGCTGCCGATAAGGCCCACGGCCCCGGACGCGAGCGAAAGCGCACCTGATGCGCCAATGCCCTTGACGAGGCCGGCGACTGCCGGAACGATAAAGCTCATCGATGTTTCCCCAGGAAGATCATGCGCACGAAGATTGTCCGGCCCAGAAGGACGGTCGGGTTGTCGGCGTCCATTTCGAAACCGAGCACGCGGCACCAACGCAAGGAGCGGTGAAAGCCGGCCTCGACAAAAGTTTCAATCCGCGCGAAGCGGTTGTTTCGCAGTTGCGCCAGATACGTCTTGTGCATCGCCACCATGCATTCTGCGGGAACCAGCGTCAGCGCGGCCCACGCATAGGCCAAGCCATCTCCCTGGTCCGTCAGCCCGCCGCTTGCGACCGGAACGCCGTCGACTTCCATCGTCATGGCGTGCGGGTCCTGCTCCAGATGATCGAGGCCGTCCGCTTCGAACCAGTCGCGCGCGAAAGTCTCGACGGCTCGTTCGCGATAGACTGCAAGATCGGAAAGGCGAAACCGCCTGACCTCAAAGCCGCTCATTGGTCCTCATATCGGGGGCGATCGCCAGGAGCGTGAATGGCAAAGGCAGATTGCCGCGCATGATCAACCTCGGGTCCGTATCGTACCCGCCGTCCATATCGAGAATTGTTTCCCCGGTGAACAACGGCACGGCCTCCCCCATCGGAACAGCGGCGTTGCGGAATGATTTGGCCCGAAGCGAGACCTTGTTGCCGACCTCGACGCCATAATCGAAACTGGCCGAGTCCAGAAGGGTCAGACCAATCCGCGTCACGGTCTTGGTTTTCGCCACCGCCGTACCGGCCTGCGCGCCATAGGGCAGCTTCATGCCCCTCAGCACCCATTCATAGCCAAGTCCGACATGCGCGGTCATCGTCGCCCCAAGCCCGGCCTGATCGAGTGTGATCGACCCGCCCGTGACCACCTTGTCCTGCTGGACCGCGCCGTCGACCACAACCTTGACCGTCTGGCCTTCGAGATGGCTAAGTCCGGTCAGCGTCGAGGTTGACGCGCCCTTATAGGTCAGCCCGCTATCGACATAGAATGCGTCCGCCTGGCTTTCCCGCATATCGGTCAGAAACAGATCATGATCGAGATAGCGCGCCCGGTTCGGTCCTTCGAAGATGCCTTCCATCATTTCAATGTAATGCACGGTATTCCCGTTGATGGTGCGGCGCACCACAAGCCACACTTCGTCGCGGCTGGTTGAGTCGTACACCTGCCCCGATGCGGCCGACCCGCCCGGAATGACCGCCATCGACGTGACAAAGCCCGCACCGCCAAGCGTCCGCGTTGTCCAGCCTACCACGCCTTGCGAGCGCTTGTAGGTCATGCAGGCAAGGCTACCGTCGTTCAGCCGGCACCAGGCCGTTGACAGGGGTTCGGCCTGATACTCTATCTGCTCGATGCCGAGCGTGTTCATGTGCTCCGACAGGATCGTCAGGTCAGATGCCCGGAAGCCTTCGATCTCGTAGGAGAACCCGATGTCATAGAGCGACCGTTTGGCGCGATGGACGTAAATGCCAACGTCATCGATCTGGATCGCTTCGATATCGGCACAGTCGACCGACGTGTGCTGCGCGGCGGAAATATCCGTTGGCGACAGCGCCGCGCCCTGACTGGAAAATGCCCAGTTGCCCGACGATGTGCCGACGACAAGTCGTCGGGTGCCGACGATCCACTGGATCGGGCTGATGCGTTTGGCCGCAAGCGTGGCGTTGATCGCGTCATCGGCCTCGACCGTAACTGCTCCCGCCTGCCACGAGTCAGGCCGCATGTTTTCGAAGCCGCGCGTTTGCGTTGCCCAGATGGTCTGCGGCGAAGCGCCCGTCCCGCCCATCCACAAGCGCTGCTGAAAGAACGTTCCTGATTTCGGATAGCCGGTCGTCCCGGAGAAGGCTCCAAGCCGCCAGCTTTCAGTCGGCGTCGTTTCCGGCAACTCGCGGAGCACCTGAACGGTGACGATGTGGGTGGTCGTGACCGCCGTGATCATCCCGTATCCCGGCTCGCGCCCAGGCCATTCCAGCCGGATCAGTCGTCCGACATCTGTGGACCTGAACACATCGGAAACACTGCCGGTCACGGACAGCGTGATCGACCCGGTTTTCGCGCTCGGGGCAAGCAGCCGTGACTGCGCCTGATAGCAGTAGCAGGCCCCGACGCCGCCGATGATCTCAAGGTCCTGATCGCCGGTGAAGCGCACGAAGAAGGTCGAAACGTCAGGCGTGAACGAGATGGAGTACCACCCTGCGCCATAGGTCGCCGCCGCTACGATTTCAGCGCCCGTGGCCGTGCTGCCAATGGCAAGCCGTATCTCGCCGCCGCCGACGATCTGGAAATGCAGGACATGGACCGCGCCGGAATTGGCCGTCGAAGTCTGGTGCCGGATTTCCGCCGTACCGGCGTAATCGGCAGCCGAGGTCGGACTGATCGGAGAGCGGCGACGAAGAAACACAACACGCTGCGCCCGGTCATAATCGACATATCCGGTCCCGGTCACAACCTTGGTCCAGCCCGCAGCGCCGCTTTCGAAATTGAAGTTCGAAATGAGATTGGCTTCGCCCAGATTTACGCCGGGGTTGATGCCACCATAGGGGCCGTCCTCGAAAAAGACCTCGACCAAAGACCACGCCGCGTCGCCGCGCCGCTGAAGCTTGTGGACCGGCTTGTCCTCATGGAAAAGATACATCACGTCGAAGGACTGCGACGCCCGCAGTTTCTGCGCCTGATCGACAGTGTAGGGCGAGGCGATCTCGACCGGGACGTTCGACAGGAACATCACGTCATCAAAATAGACGGTGAACGCTTCCGCGTTGCGGAATTCGATGTGGACCGTTCCGGTTCCGGGGGTAAAGGCCACGGTATGCCAGCCGACGCCAAGTTCGGTCGCCACAGCAAGATCGGAAGTTCCGGCTGTCGTCCCGACGCGACAGGAGGCGCTGGCAAAGCTGTTGCCGAGCAGGCGGAAGCGCAGGACATGCACCGCGCCCTGAAACGACGCGCCGATGCTGATGGACTGACGCAGGGCCGAATAGCCGGACGATGTGCCGTTGAGCTGCGCGGCGGCTCGGGTGGAGTCCCATGCGACGGCACCGCCCCCTGTCGAGGCGTTCGTCCAGCCGGAAATGTCGGCGTTGAACGTGCCGTTCGTGACCACGGCATCGGTCGTCGCGGCGACGATCTGGCCCTGGTTCTTGAAAAACCGCAGATAGCTTGTGCCGGCCTCGATGACATAGGAGCTTTCGGCGACTGGCTCAAAGCCGATCAGGCGCGCATTGCCGCTCTTGGTCTGGGCGATGTAGCGCGTTCCTGGTGCCGTCGTCAGGCCACCCTGCGGCAGGCAGATCAGGTTTTGCGCCCGCGAGACGGCCGCGCCGTACTTGTCGAAATCAACGCGCGCGTCCATGCGCGGCGACAGTTCCCCTGCGTTGAAAACATTCTGAAGCGGTGAGGCGCGCGTCATTGGCGGTTGCCCCCGTGGTCACCGCCTCGGCTCATGGCCCACGAGCCGTCAGGCAGGCGCTCCGGATAGTCCTCGACGCCGTCAATCGACCGGGCATGGCGCATCGCCTCCTTCAACTCGCCATCGACCAATTGATAGAGGCTGTTGGAATTGGCGGATGCCGTCGCGAAGACCTTTGCCAGACGCAGGATCAGCACCTGCCGGAAGCCCGGCCCCATCAGGTTCACGTCGGTCACCTGACGAACATAGCGCAGCCATAGATCGGGCGAATTGCACAGGATCGCCGCGACATAGCCGTCCGTCTGGGCAAGGCTTTCCGCCTTGTACCGAACCGACCCGTGGCCGCCGTCATTGTCGTGGACGGAGACGATGCGCATACAGTCGGATGGGGTCGTGAAGGCGTATTCGAACTCGAAGGGAGGCGCGTCGGACAGACGGGACAGCTTGCGCCGGGTGATGGCGAAGTTCCAGTTGTGCGAGCGCAGAAGATAATCGCGCTCCTGCGTCAGAACGTCGGACGCAATGCCCGCACTCGGAACCTCGTCGGCAATGTCGAGGATGCGCTGAGCGCCGATCTTGCGCAGGGCGCTGTTCACGAGTTCGGTTTCGGTCGCCATTTGGTCAGGCCGCCTTGCCGTTGAACTGGGCCGCGAATTCTTCCGCCTCGGCCTTCGTCTTCAGTTGCTCAATGACGTTTCCGGCCGCGTCCTCGACCGCGAAGCCGCCGCCGAACTGCTTGCGCACGACATAGCCGGCAGAAGTCGCGGCGGTCGACTTCTGCTCTTCGTAATCAACCATGACGATGTCGCCGACACGGACGATCTTGACCGCATCCGGGGCGCTTGACGCCACGCGGAGGGTGACAAAGGCGAGAAGCTTGGCCCCGCGCGCATCAAACTTGTCGAACTGGCAGACGGTGATGGAGTCGCCGGCGCGCAGCATCGACTGCACGCTGCGAAAGAAGTCGTCATTGACGACATCCGCGATCGGCAGACACGTCCGGTACTGCCACGACTGCTGCCATGGCATCGCGTCGGACATGCACAGATCACCGGATTTCGCGCGGAAGTCGCTCATGCATCGTCTCTTTTCTTGATCTCAGCCCGGATGACGGCTTCCGCCACCTTGGCGTTGCGAATGGGTTTGTCGGAAAGGGATGCGGCAAGGGACCGCTTGGCATTGCCGTCCAGCGCTTCCCAATCGTTCGGGATGGCGACGGCTTCCTGGTCCTCGCGCGGCTCGACCGTGTTGAGCGTCGGGAGCTTCGCGTGAATGAATTCGAGTTCTTCGGGGGTAGCGGGCGTGATCAACTTGCCGCACCACACGAACAGCTCGTCCGTCGAGCGCTGTTGAAACACGCGATCAGCATCTACAGGCTGCATGGCGGGACTCCGCTTAATGGCAAAGGGAAAAAGGGCGAGGCCGAAGCCCCGCCCCTGTCGTGTCAGTCCTGGGCGTAAAGGAAGGTCAGCGCCATCGTGCCGGACGCCGGGAGGGCAGCCGTGCCGATGGTGATGTAGACTTCCTCTTCGGCCGTGGTGGCGACATTCATCGCCGCCGTTTCGCCGAACACTTCCGGGACGGTCGTGGTCTTGGCGGCAGCAGCGCGATACTTGCCGGTTGAGCCGGCAACACCGATCGCCACCGTTGCGGTCGCAGTCGAGGCGCTGTTGTTGATCACGCCGCCAAGGAAGATCGAACCCTTCGGACGCTTCCACACGACGATGGTGTCGGCGGTGGTCTGCCCGGCGAAGGTGACGATCTCGGTGTGAACGCGAACCGTGCCGGCGGTCTTGCCGGGGGCCAGCGTGGTCCCGGCGTTGAGCGCCGTCTGGTTGACGCCGTAGAGAACAGCCATGGTTCAGCTCCTTTACGAGGTCGGAAGGGCGGCGGTGTCGTCCACCGTGCCTTCAATGACGCCAGTGTCATCGATCAGTTTCGATCCACCAGACATCATATGGTTGACGAAGTGCGCGGCGCGGTCGCCGTGCCAAGTGATGTCCGCAGACACGGCCTGGTTCTGCGCCGCGTTGCCCGCATGGGCGCCGGTGGCGTAGCCAACGGACATCTTGTGCCATGCGAACACCTTGGCCGTGGCAGTGCCGCGACCGGGGCAGCCGCTATGGACCGTCCACAGAACGCCGAGCCAGTTCTTGAACCGACCGATCGGCGCGCCTTCCGAGAAAGGAAGACCCGTTGACCCGACATAGTCGGCGCTGGCGAAAGACTCGACCTTCATCGCGAAAGCCCATGCCTTCGGCGTCAATGCGCCGTAGCGCATTCCGTCGTTCGGCACGTCATTGGCGTCGAGGGCCTGCACCATGTTGAGAAGCGCGTTCTCGATGGCAGCCTTCGACGTGACGGTCCAGGCAATCGCCGTCTGCGCGGTGGCGTCCAGTTCGGTGAAGATCTGGTCGTCAACCTTGCGGCCGAGAGCCGCAGCGCCGCCCATGGCGATCGCCATGCGCTCATCGATGTTGGTCTTGGCCTCGTCCAGCTTGTCGACCCAATCGCCGGCGTAGAAGTCGGCGAGCGTGCATTCAAGCGCGGTGTGGTCCTGGTTCATCGGCGTGATGACGCCGTGACGGGCCTTGGTCGTCGCCGCACCCTTGCCGACCTTCTGGAAGGTGGTGGACTTGCCGACAACGTTGTCCTTCACGCGGACGGTCGGACGCAGGAAGCTGCCCTGCCTCTGGAATACCGCGTGGGTTTCCTGTTCGTATTGCCGCACAAAGGCGGCATCAATGCTCGTGCTCATCTCTTATCTCCTTGGTTGAGCAGGAGTGATCGGGATGGCAAAGCGTCAGTGGGCCGCCGCGCGGGGCACAGTGGGCCGCCTTGGGGCGGGTTGTGCCGTCGCTCGTCAGGGTGTCGCTGTGCTGGTGGGGGATGGCCTTCGCCGGGGCGCCGTTGAGGCGGTGGGCCGGCTACGGCCAGAAACTATCCGTCACGCGGACGGAATTCTTATTGCAGGACGCAGGCGGCGACGGTGGCCGTGACTGCCGGCGTGGTGCCGCCGATGACACTGATGACGCGCCATGAGCGCGGCAGAACGTTGTTGGCGACGACGTTGGCCGCCGCCGTCAGGCCGGGATAGATCGTAAGCACCGTCGTTCCCACAGCCGTCAGCGCGGCACTGGCGAGCAGCGTGTAATATTTGCCAGACACCGGGTCCTTGCCCTGAATGGTCACGGTCAACGTCGGGCTGGTGCCGGTGATCGCGGTAATGTCGATCACGAGAGCCATCCCGCGCCCGCGCCTGTTGGTCTGATCCGACCCGTTGACGCCGGCAGAGGCCGCCGAATGCGCGATCAGCGCAGTGGTCTCGACATGCCATGTCGGAAGAACCGTGCCATCTGCCTCGCACGATACGGACTGCGGGAACACTGTCATGGCGCGCTTTCCTTATACGCTGCGGCCAGCGGCGCCGACGATGGCCCCGTTGCCGTGAAGTTTCTCGCTCAGGTCGCGAATGCGTTTCTGGACGCCCGGATCGCGGTATTTCTCCGTTCCGGGCGGGTTGGCGCGCATGATCTCGTTGATCTGCTCCTGGATGGACGACCGTTCGTCCGCAGACGCCGCGCCGATAAAGCCGCTCTCGTCCATGCGCCGCCCCAGATTGCCAAACATGCGGATCAGGTCAGGGTGATCCCCGAGCTTCTGTCCGTTGACAATGGTGTTTTCCAGAAGGTTGATGAAGTCGGGCGAGGCATGGGATTTCACGACACGGCCGGCCAGATTGAAATTGGCGTCGTAATCCGCCCCCCATTCCTTGCGCAGTGTGGCCTGCGATGCCTCGCGGGCCGATGTGGCGACACGCTCGGCTTCGGCGGTGGCCTCGGCCGCAAGGTCGTTCCATGCCTTGTTCAGGGCCTTCGCCTGGGACGCAGGAACGCCGGTCTCGTGCATGATCGCCGCCATGCGGTCCTGAAACGCCTTGTCGGCCTCCGTCGCCTCGACGCCTTCGGGCATTTCGAACTGGTAGCCGGTCTTGTCGTCGGGTACGCCGAGCGCTTTGCGGAACGCGGCCTTTTCCTCGTCGGACGATCCCTCGCCGGGAGGCTGGACGCCCTTGGACAGCTTCTGCCGGAACTCGAACGCGGCTTTGGTCAGATCGGCGGCTGAGGCGAACTTGCCCGCGAACTCGCGCAGCTTCTCGTCCTCAATGCTGGCGCGCCAGTCCTGTTCCTGCGTCTTGCCAGCGTCGCCAGAGCCTTGACCCGCCTGGGATGCAGCCTCGCCCGTTTTCCCTTCGTCCGCCTTTCCGGCGTCCGTATTGGCCGCGTCGCCGGAACCTGCATCCCCGCCACCGCCCGCACCGTCTTCAGGGGCGAATACAATTCGCGGTCCTACGGTTGCGGACGCAAGCCACGCCAATGAACCGCTCTGCTTGAGCTTTTCCGTCATGTGTCACCATTTGGTTGATCGGAGTCTTCGGGCGGCGGGACAGCGGCCCACGCCGATATGATTGCACCCACGCGACGCATCCCGGCCCGGAAGGCCAGTTTCGCGTGGCTCTCTGCGTCCATCTCCGAAAGCAGCCCGCCTTCGGAATAGTCGATGATCTGCGAAAGCACCCGCTTGCCCTGCTCGGAGCCGAACACGGCCCGGAAGTCTCGGTAGCGGTCGAGACGGGTATAGCCGCCGCGTCCAACCCTGACCGGACGCAGCGCCTCGATGAAATCGGCGATGTCCTGGTCGTTCACTGCGCCGCCGCCATGGAGATGTTCTTGTCCATTTCACTCAGCGTCTTGCCGGTTTGCGCCATCTGCCCAACACCCGCCATGCCTGCCGCCTGCGCCTGCGCCTCTGCTCTCTGCTGGCGAAACGCCTCGACCTGATCTCGCGGCTTCAGCCATTTGTTCGGCGTCGAGAACATGTCGGGAAGATCGCGCACGATTTCGTCGGCGTCGAAATTATCATAGACGGACGGGTCAATCGCTCCGATGGGGGCGATGAACTCAAGGCTTCGCGCCAACGCCGCCGCCTCGATCTGCTTGCGGGCCTGCTGGATCGGACTCATATATTCGAAAGCCACGTCCTGCCCCTGCAAAGCTTTCGGAACGGGCGGCAGCGCGCCGGCGCGGAGCATGATGCCGAAGACGCGCTCGACCGTATGGCCGATATAGCTCGCCTCCAACTGCCCCATGACAGGGCCGATGGTACGCAGGAATTCTTCCTTGCGCTCCATCACTTCGGTCGCCGTCATCTGACGACCCTCGACCGGCAGATTGAATACATTCTTGAAGAACGCCGCCTCGACCATCGAGCGGTAGTCCATCTGCATGTCGCGGCCGATCGGGATGTTGGCCCCTACGTCAAGCTGTCCCATGGGTCGCCCGCCCGTCTGGCGAACGATCTCCGAGTCAACCACGGTCAAGCCGCCTGGAAAGGTGCGAACGGCCGACAGGACGCCATCATCGGCAATCCAGATCGGCGGATCGACGGCGCGTTGACCGCCGACGAGAAGCGTATGCCCCATCGCCTGAAGCGTGCGCGCATCGGGCAGCGCGATCATGGCCGGTGAACGGGGGTAGATTTCGCCCGGCGCGAGTTCCCATCGCGGCGTTGAAATGGGCAATTCGTCAAAGCCGCCGGTCTCGACAATCTCCTGGTCCTCGACGGAAACAATCTTCGAGGCGAAGCGCTTGTTCGGCTGATCCTTCTTGCGCGGGTCATATTCGTGGCGCGGGGAAATGCACTGCACGAACTCGAATGTCTTCGGCGCGTTGCCCGCCTTGGCCGGGTTCTTGAGTTCCTCCGCGACCTTGGCCGGGAGTTGGTCGCCGAAACGCTGCTGCGCCTGACGCGCGGTAAAGCGCCGGGTCAGCGTATAGGTATCGACCAGGCCGTCCGAATTCTCATCGAACGCCACATCGCCAATGAACAGCGCCTTGAAGGTCAGCCCGTTGCGGGCCGCGTTTTCCACAATCCACAAGTGACCGAGACCGAACGTCGCAAGGTCGCTGTCCACGGCCCCGGATGCTTCGATGAACCGGGCGCGCGGGTTGTAGATCGCCCGCCACATGCGGTCCTGCACGTCATCGAACCACGTCTTGACCTCATCAAGGTCGTTCAACCTTTCATCGCCGGCAGCCATCCAGAACCAGCGCGTGGTGGACGGCTTCAACAGCCCGTCGATCGCAGTCGCCAGTCCGCGACGCGCCTGCATCGGCGTGGTGTCGTAAAGCTCGCGCGACGACTCCCTGCCCGGAACCATCGGCATGGTGAACTGCGCCTGGTTCGGCAGGAATATCTGAGCCAATTCCTGCCACAGCGGCCGCCACTGGTCACGGCGCGCGGCAAGGCTCTTGTGGCGGTCCAGGATGTCAATCGCTTCGGACAAGGGCGCTCACCATGCAAAAAGGCCCCGCGTGAAACGGAGCCTTGGGAAGTTCAGGAAAGATCGGGCTTTAGCTGCTGGCCGAACCGAGCAGTGTGGATCGCTTGACGGAGCCGGATTGCGAACCGACCGCGCCGAGGCCGGTCAGCATCGTGTCGTCTTCGCCATTGGGCGAGCGGCGGCGGCGTTCCTCGCGCACCATGGTTTCGCCGGCGCCGTCACTGACGCGGGGCGTTGCCGGGGTCGCTCGCGGCATGAACTGCGGGCGTTTGGCGGCAGAACCGCCTCCGAACATGAAGCTCATGATGTCATCTCCAATAGCGATGGGGATTGTGCTGCAAGGTGTTTTCAATGCGGGGCAGTTGCCGGGGCCGCGTCCATTCCGTCACGACGTTGCCGCCGACAAAGGGCGTCGCCTCGTCGCGTTCGGCCCGGTAGCTGTCCAGAGAGTAACCGTCCCAGCCGTTGGCGCGTTCCTCGCGGGTCACGTCCATCAGTGAACGGTCGCCTCACGAACGGCACGCATCGCAGCCTCGGGACCGATTTGGTTGATGATGCGGTCGCACTCGTCGTCCGTCAGAAGACCGCCATTATTGGCCTTGGCCCATACACGCCGCGTCACCTTGCGCAGCATGGCCAAGTCCTTCGGTTCCAGATCGAGCAGGAAGGACGACCCATTCCCGTCAAGACTGCGAAGGGCAACCACCGTCGCCTCCGCTAACATCAGACGCACGTCCGACCCTGAAACGTGGTCCGGCACCTGCGGCACACGATCCTCGCCCGGGCGCTTGATGGTGAACACAATCGGCCCGACCAGAACATCCTTGTCCGACGCCGCCTTGTTGAGCGAGTTCGGGCAGTCGACATCCTGCCAGCGCTTCACATGCTCTTCGCTCTCGGTTCCGGTCAGCCAGATCGCGCATTCGAGAACGTCGCCTACTTTGACATCAGCCACGGAAAGCTCCTGCATGGGGGTGATAGCCGCCGGCGTTCTGGTGGACGACCGCCTTGCCCGAATTGGACTTCTTCGTCATCTGCGGGAAGAGCTGGGTCAAAGCCCATACCAGAGCATCGACATGGTCCGGGGATGCATCCCCAGCCATCCCATTCGGGCCGAACATCACCATTTCATCTTCAAGCGCCGGGAAGGAACCGACATGGCTCACCCGGCCCTGCTCATAGAGCGCGGCAATCGGCTCGGCGCGAACCCATTTGCCTCGGCTTGCCGTAACCTCGCGGAACGGCACCGAAGGCCGCACCGAACGGATCGTCGCCTCGATCATATCGCCGCCATTGTTCGTCTCACCGACAATGCAATCCGCGTCATACCTGTCGAAGCACGCTATGGCCCGGCGCGCCCAGCCGTTCGGGCTTTCCCGGCATGTCGCATCATCGAGGACATAACCCCGGCCATCTTCGCCGACCCCGGCAACGACGATACCTGTTGCAGCACCATCCTCGGCCATTTCGTTCTTCTTGGCGGCGGGGTCGATGGCGACAACAACGCGGCGCAGCGTCGGGATTTCCCCTGCCTTGCGCCGGTGCTGGTCGATGCCGGCACGCGTCCACAGAGCGTCCGGCACATCGTCCAAGATTTCGGCGGACAATTCCTGCCGGCCAAGTCGCGTCCCTTCATATTTCGCAACGATCTGCGTCAGAAAGGACGGCGCCAGATTGGCCGCGTTTTCAAACGTCGATCCTTTCGTCGGCACCGTAGTCGGCGAGGCCAGTATCTCTTTCAGGACAGGGATCGGACGCGGCGTTGTCGTGACGACCTGCCTGGGGTCCTCGCCAAGACGAAGCCCGAATTGAAGCTGATCCCATGTCTCTCGCGCATAGCGCCATTTCGCCAATTCGTCGCACAAGGCCGCGTCATGTTGCGGCCCGCGCAACTGGTCCGGCTCGACCGCGTTGTAGAGCGTGCCGACCGCGCCGTTCGGCCAAGCCAGCCGACGCTTCGATGGCTCGTACTGCGGCCGGAACTCAGGCGGGTGAACAGCAAGAATGCCGCTCTCCCCCTCAACCAGAACATCACGCGCGTCTGCCGCCGTTTCGGCGACAATGGCGATGCGACGATGGCTCCCTGCCGCCAATGGTGTCGGGCCGCAGGCGATCGAACGGACCCACTCCGCGCCGGCCCGGGTCTTGCCGAACCCACGGCCCGCGAGCACCAGCCATGTCAGCCATTGGCCTTCTGGCGGCAATTGATTTGGACGCGCCCAGAACCGCCAGTCCCACAGAAGCGACGCCGCCTGGGTCTCTGAGAGAGACGCTAGAGCCTCATCCCTTTCGTGCTCGGGCAGCAAGGCCAGCGATGCGGCCAGCGATAAGTTCACGTGCGCTCACCTCTACCTTAACCGGATCGCCGTCCTTGCCGGTCAGTTCCGATCTGTCGGCAAGGCCCAGATCGCGGGCAATAATGTTGGCGTTCAGCAGGTCGGCGGCCGCGCCGGAGAACTTCTGGTCGCGGATGACTTCCTCCGCCCGCGTGACGACTGGGGTAAAATCGGGACGCTTGCCGTACTCAACCCACGTCTTGCGGTCGATATCGAGGAAGATGCACAGCCCCGAAATGGTCATGGCGCGCATCTTGGCGATAGTCGCCCTTACGATACCGTCCTTGCCGTTGAAGACCTTTTCCTCGCGAAGCGGGTTGGCCTCGGCCCAATCGAAATACTCGACACAGGCGGTCCACAGATCGTCAGGCGCTGCGAAGATGGGATTGCGGCCATGCGACGAGCGCGCTTCCCAGAACCTGTTACCGGGGAGAAACTGCCCCGTGCCTTCGTCGCGTCCCTCACCCATGACGATCCCCAAACACGATCTTCTCTTTGGCTCGTTCCATCAAGACGAGTGTCTCGCCACCGTTGGCATTACCAGCGATGTAGATCCCGCCGTCCACATATTCTGCGATGATTGCGAGCGTGACGAACTCAGCACCCTTTGCATCTTCGAGGATTTCGTCTGCGTCGAACCGATAGCCGTCACCTACGATTTCGGGCTTGAGTTTGTGGACTTCTGCCATCTCTCTCCCCGCGTGTCTGATGCGCGCTGGATTGCGAGCGCGTCGGTATCTGCACGGATAATTCGTCAGATAATCTGACATTAGCGCTTGCATAATGTCCGATGGTCTGACATATTGGTCTCAACAACAAAGGAGACCGGACATGAACGCCACCGACCTGAACACTATTCGCAACGCTTTCGGAAACCTGACCACCATGGACCCTGACGGCCCCGTCTATAAGAAGCTGTGCGAATTGCTCGACCGTTGCGATGATGAGGCTATCGTCGCCGCAAAAGACGCTGGCATCAAGTTCGTCTCGTCCTTGGCACTTAACCGATGCATCCGCAGGGGCCTCGTCTGAGGCTCCCACAAGGAGAAGCTGAATGACCCCCGAACAATTCGCTCGCTGCCTCGCTGACCTTAAGTCGGCGGGGCGCATCCGCGACGGACACGGTGCGCACACAGACCTTGCCAACGCTCTCGGCGTGTCCCGGGACACTATTTACCGCTTCGAGCTGGACGGCACCAAATCAATCGCCACTGACCTTGCCCTCGCCGGCCTCTTGGCTGGCCTTCCTCCTTATGGAGTTGCCAAATGAACGACAGTGATCAGGAGAAGTTTGCGCGACTAGTGGCGTTGTCCGCCATCCAGACCGCGCAGATAAAGGCAAACCCGCTTCCATTCTTAAATGAGGTGGCAGCGGAAAATCACCGCCTTCGCAAATGCATCCAAGATGCGGCCATGGTCCTTAGTGGGGCTGACAATTTTGCGGCCTTATGTAGCAAAAGCACCAACCGCTTTTCGCTGCATTTGAGCCGGTCCTAAAGAAAGGACCGATTTATGTCGCGCTATCTGAAACTAGCTTTCCTCGCGGTCGTAGTTGTATTCCTCACCGCCCCATCGGCTGTAGTTGCCGCCCCATGCCGCGCTTGGTCTGAAGGCAAAGCCGAGCTTTCGCCTCTTGCCGAGAGGGTCAAGGTAAATGATCTCGCCAATGATTGGCGGGACGTTATGCCGGAGCGCCTTTCTCTCCTGCATTTCCATTCCGTTGAGCATGATAACCCCGAGGCGGGCGTAGTTGTGGCCGTTCAAACTAGGGGCCCCGGGGATGTCGGGGAGCCGTCTCTGATCGTGTGTCGGGGGGTTGGGATAGAAGGTATCTCCCCTTGTAAGGACCTCAAAAACTTCGGCGCCACCCCAGCCTCTGATTCCATGCAAACCGACTTCGCACCTTCGTATAGTCGCGGGCATGTCGCTAAAATTGGTGACTTCAATGGTGGCGAGAACCATCACCATCTTTACGGCGGGGTCGCTCAACCCTTGAACGTCGCGTTGCTCCAAGTAGGGGCCGCTGATCTTTACCAGCAGCCAGGGCTTGAACCCGGCTTCAAATTGTCTCGCGGCGATCTTGTTGGCGGCATGAGCGGCTTGAGCGCCGACCATAGCAGCGGCAGTGCCCTTAGCCGCTTCGCGGACCGCACTTTGGGTCGCGACCAGCGTTTCGCGAATGTAAAGAATGCCGATTACCGTCGCCACCAAGGCAGCGAGGGCTATTACAGCCATCAGCAGGGCATAGACCGCCATATCTTCTTGGGCGGCAAGATCGCGTTCGGCACGCTTCTGCTCGTTTGTGGCCTGTATTATCTCATAAACACATTCCGCCTCAGCGGGCGGGTCCATCCCGATACAGGTGCTTTGTATGTCGGATTGTGCGCGCTCGGAATAGCTGGCGGACCTATAATCATCGTACTTAGCTTGCTGGGATTTTGAAGCGGCAACGAAGGCGAATACCGTAAATAACGAAAGCCCTACCGCTACGATTATCCAAGGTGCAAAGTCTGAGAATCGATAGCTTTTAGACATTGAAGGAAGAACGCCGCCGTGAATTTGCCCCGAGAGAGCTTATTACGGATATTCACTTCCTTCTCGTCAACGCCTATTGCCGTTAGCCGCTCGACAAGCTGCGCGTAGGTGACGCCCTTCCGCTTCAACTGAAAGCGGTCGGCCGGTTGGCACCCGTACTGAGTACCCCTACCATGCTGTTGAGAAGTCGTTTTTGCTACTACCGATATCCCCTCATGGGAGCCAAGAACGATGAAAAGTTTCTCCCCCGTCTCCCCATCATGAAAGACAAAATCCTCATCGAAAAATACCGACCCCGGGTTCATTCGGAATGCTCTCTAGCAATTCGCGACGCTCATTAGCGACTCGCATTATAGTTTCTCGCTCGTCTGTTCTAGCCGCAAGATCGTATGGAATTTCTTCCTGCTTCCTGCCCTCTTTGTTGTAAACCTGATCCCAAGGCAAATTCTCCAGGTGCGTCGCCTCAACCATCTCGTCAGCCGTTGCGTTTCGGTATTCTTTTGCCAACGAAGCTAAGAGGGCCAGTTCACGTTTAGAGAAAAATTTTGCAGAAAACTCCCGCCTGGGACGGACAACATACATCGTTCCGTTCTTGATCTCGGTTTCGTTGATCTCAACCGCTGATGCCAAGTCAGCTGCCGGTGCAGGCACTTCGTTGTGCAGAGCGACGGGCACAGGTCCCATCGGCCAAGCATAATACCTTAGGCCGGTTACGCTGCGTCCTGTGGCTTTAAAATGTTCAAAATCGAGAAAATACAGAAGCTTGAATAGCTTCGTTTTACCCAATTTCCGAGTGTTGTGCGCGAAATAAGAAATCGCCTCGACCAACTTTTCTCGGTCATGGTTTATCAACATTCCGGTTGTCCTTCCCCCAAGCACCCGGCTCGAATCAGCCTAGCACGCTGCCACGAGTACTGGAAACATTGCCTTAAGAGCGGAAAATAGGGCGGCTTATCGACAGCACCACGATATACAACCTTTTTCATCAATTGTGCTTCGGACTGTTCCGTGATCCCGCATCGCGCGCAACGCCTTGCTCACACGCTTCGTGAGTTCGGACAGGTACTTCCTGTCCCGCGCGTCGTTACCTTGCATGGTAACAATCTCTCTCGCGATATCGCGGCTTGATACAGGCGCTGTAGCGGTGCGCAATTCGGCATAGATGGCTTTCGATAGCTCGCCACGTCCGAATAGCACTTCGCGCTTCTGGCGTGGCATGGCCGCGTCCAGATCGCCGCTGTAGCCCAGCACGTTCAACGTGCGGTCCATCGCGCCTATGTCGTTCTTTATCTCGGCAAGCCTGTCACGAATGCGCTCGGCTTCGTTGAACAGGTCGGCGCGCTTCTTAAGCAAGCCGGAAATGGTGTGATCGAAAGTCTCTGTGCGGGCTGGTCTCATCGATATGGCTCATTCACAATGATAATGCGCCATATCATAATGAAATCAGCGCCTTAGCGCCTACAAGAAGTTGGTGCTTTTGCTACATAAGGCCGCAATTTTGATATCGCCCGAGACATTGCCCCAAGGCTTCAGCCCTCAATTGTGGAAACTGCAACGGCTAGGAACGGGAAGGCTTACGACATTCTGAAGGCCGCGAAGGTCTAGCCAGCTAATGGCTGCTTGTGTTGGGGGTTAGCGGTTTGGTGGTGAGATTGAGCCCGAGACGCTGACAGATGCGGCGAAGCGACGAATATGCCGTCTTGCGCTTGCGTGGCGGGGCTTTCGAGGGACCGCGAAGACCGGGGCCTGTCCTTGCTGGCTTTCCATCCTTCGCCACGGCTCTCGCCTCTCTGTTGCCCTTGTGGGGTGGAACGGGTCGGACAGGACGGCCTTCGCTCCATCAAGGATACCACGTCAATTCGTGGTTCGTCGCTGTTCTGCTTTGCCCTGATAGGGGCTGTGAAAGGTGCAAGCTACTGGCTAGGACCGACATGCGGGTCAGTTTTCGCTCGCCACGAGGAACGGCCAGGAACGAACCCCAACCTTCACGACATTGCTGCCGCCTCGCATGTAGTTCCCACCAGTGTCCCGCTAGAAGCTAAGATGCTCGGCTGTGTGTCGGGTGGTGGGGTTCGTGAAATTCGTTACCGGATCGTCCACACCCAAGGACCGCATTTGAACGTCTTGCCCTTGATAGCGTAGTAACGGCGAAGCTTCTGTTCGGCTGCGAAAGCCTGCTCTTGAGCGTGTCGGCTGAAGAAGCCAAACATTCTTCGAAACCTCATAGGCGCAATGCGCCACATACAAATCAACTATGGGTGTTCGCGCTGAAAGTCAACGGCCGATTACCCTCTATTCCCAAGGTAATGGAAATGATGCGCACAGGCCACGAGGTCCGCATTCAGCACGGGTGCCATGTCCCGTTCCGCTATTCCAAACCTGTCGGCAATCTCGCGTGACGTGCGGCCTTCGACGCAGTAGGCCACGAGACGAACCGTCACCATCTTGCCGAGGTCGCGCATGGCGCTGCGGAGGTCGTCCAGCGCCACGACACGGCCATCAGGCATACCCTTCCATCCGCCATTACTGACGAACTCCATGCCCGGGGAATTGGCCGCTGACGTACCCGCCTTCTCCCACAGGCCGGCGAAGTGGACACCTGCGTGATAGAGCGCCGTATTCGCCTTGTCGCGGTTGTAGCGCCACTCAAAGCTACCCGGCAGGCCTCGAACCTGTCGCTGCTCTTGACGCGTCGTGGATATCCGAACGCGGGTTTCCCACGTCTCTGCCCCGCTGTAGCCGGGGTGACGTTCCTGCGCTCGCTTCTTTGCCGCTTTGCCCATCTTGGTTCGCCGCCCTCTTCTTTGCCGCCGCTCTTTGCCTGATTACCGTGCAGGCCGTAGATATCGCCCGTCTGCCGCCCGTCGCTTCGCATGAGCCCTAACGCCGTGCATCACCGTCGTGTGGTCCTTGCCGCCAAGCCGATGACCGACCTGGGGCAGCGAGAACCGCGTCTGGCGGATGGCCCAATACATGATTGCGTGACGGGCCTTCACGACCTGCTTGTTGCGCCGCTCGGATATGATTTCGGCCGGATGGACGCCGAAAACTTTGCAGATCCGGGCCATGATGATGGCGATACGCTGGTTCTGCGCGCCATAGCTGAAGCGCTGGAGAACCGCGCTGGCTTGCTGCGCTTCCATAGCTGCCATCTTGCGACGGGCCGCGATGCGCTCCATCTCCGCGACTTCCGAGCGCATCATGACGACGGCCGGCAGCTCGCGCTTGGCGACTGGCTCCAATTCGCGCTGCGGGTTCGATACCTTGAACCGCGCATTCGCCATGGTCTTGGATGAACTGACTGCGAACATACTCAATGCCTCTGTGCTGCGAGCGAGATGCCGTACTCTTCCGCCACGCTCTGGATGGTTCTTTTGCCCGCGAGGGCGTCGGCTAGTGCCTGCACCTTTTCGGGCGGGCACGGTGGGCTGTCGTCGGTTTCTGTCTTGTGCTCGATGCGCGGCCGGCGCGAATATTCGAGCGCCTTCTGCATGTCCCGGCACACGCTCACGAAGCGAGGAACAGCCGGCGCTTTGTCCAGGCTCTGCCCCTTAACGTCGCCAGCAGTAAACGCTTGGCAGGCGCGAACAATCGCTTCGTCCTCAAGTCCCTGTACGTCGCGCTCTATCGTGGCCATAAGCACGTCGTGGTCAGTGCCTGGAAATTGCGGGAAGGCGTTGAAACAGGCCGCTATCTCTGCTCTGGTCCTGTCTTGCATGGGATACCTCAATCATGCGCTGTGCGGCTCCGGTGATGCCGGGGCGGTGTGTTCCATTGGTGCGGGCAATCCATTCGGGCTTTACGGCCGTCCAGCCGCGAAGCATCATCTCGTCAGCCGCAGCTACAGGGTTCGGGCAGGCAGCGAGGTTCTTCGCCAGCATCCCGGCAGCACGAGGCGTCAGGACGAACCGCTTGCCCATGCGCTTGCGGTAGTCGATGATTTCGAGGGCGGTTTCCTCGTCTACGGCTGTCATAAGGGCGTCGAGGATGGCGTGTTTCTCAGCGAGGCCCATTACTCGCCTCCCTCAGAGAGAGCGGCGTCGATCATGGCGCAAAACACAGCCCCCAGAACTGCCCCGTGCCGGTTCTCGGGCGCATGGAGTGCCACCCTCCCCGCTTCCAGCATCTCGTCCGTTACTTGGTCTTCATCGCGCATCGCCTTGATAGCTGCGCGGGCACTTGCCCGATACAAATGCCACACAGGCGTCGAGTCCTCATCGTTAGAGACGGCGTCTGGGTGCATCCCGTCTTCAAGGCTCAATGCCTTTGCCACGCGCTCTATCATCGTCTCAGCCATTGGTAGGCTCTCCCTTGTCTTGTGAGGTGCGGGCGACGTCATCGATATGGCCGGAGCCGCCGCAGTATGGGCACGCGAGGTCAGCATCATTGCCGTGCAGGTTCTCGCCTCGGTTCAGGAAGCCGTCGCGCTTGCCGCTGTCGATTTCCTCGATAAGCTGGCGAACATTGATTTGCGGCTTGCGCGGGCGCATTGCGTTGAGGGCAGCACGCGCCAACCGCGTCTCAAGGCGCTCGTTGCCTTTAAGGTGATGGGCCAAAGCGCCGAAGTTCTTGCCTTCGTCCAGAATGGCTTTCCCCACACGCTCTAGTTCTTCGACGCTATATGCGCTCATGCTTGCTCCTTCTTCGCCTTCGCGGCGTAAGCTAGGCTCGCCTGCTCTAGGACGGATAGGTTGGTGGTCTGCGTCTCGACTTCATGCGCCGGACGCTTGCTGCCATGGTCGCGAAGCCACTGCGCTGAGGCGGGGAACGTCATGCGGCCCTCGCTTCACGTGCCGATCGCGCCATGGAAATCAGAAGCTGGCGAAACTCCGGCGGCGTGCCGATGCGTGGCGAGCTGTCAGTGCCACCACCGCGCGCGCCGACTTCCCCGAGGCGTTTGGCACGCTGGAGCCCCATGCGTTCGACAACGGCCGGGTCCAGGTTGGCGCGACGAAAGCCCCATCGCAGGGTGGGAAGTTCGCACCCGAAGGCATAGAGAAGCGTCGGCTTGCGAGCATAGTGACCGTACTGGCCCTGCTCGACACAACACGTCCATCCGCCAAGGAAGTCGGCCATTATCCAGCCGCCGGCACGATCCGGCGTCGTCAGCCCGAAGTGCGGCCACGCAAAGCTGCCCCATGGGTGTTCAATGACACCGCCCCATGTTCGAACGGCATTCAACGCCGCCTCGAAGCACCCGCCGTCATCGCCCTTCTTCTTGCGCTCTCCTGTGCGCTTGATATGCAGCGGTTGGCCAGCCCACAGCTTGCCCCATCGAGGGCACGGCGGGTGAGCGACAACAGGGTGCGGGCCGGCATACTTTCGAGCGTCCCTTGCCTCGTCCCATGGGTCCACGCCAGACAAGCCGTAGTATGCGCCGTCTGTCTCGACATAAAGGGCGGCAATCATGCGGCCACCTGCTCAATGCTCTGGATAGCCACGACACAGGGCGGGCCATCGTCATGCCATTCGTATGTGAGCTTGCGGACGTAGCGATTGCTGTCGTCCTCGATGAGGCTGGCCTTGACCAAGATGTCACCAACCGCCTTGTCTAGATTTCCTGCGTCCCTCGCCCGCTTGTCCGGCGCGACGAGGCGCACATAGACAGTCACGCGCCCCAGGACGGGCTTCACGCGTTGCGCGGCAATCATCCACAGCGCTTCCTTCTGCCATGCCTTGTAGGCCGGCGTAGGGACGCGGCCCCTGCCCTTCACGTTGGTGAAGCAGGCCGATAGCGTTGGCGGGAAAGGAAGCTCGACGCGGGTCATCGCAGCACCCACACGCCCAGCGCTGACAGTGCAGCGAGACCAATCCAGATAGCGAATGCCGCGCCTGCCTCGCTGCGCTCCGCCTTGAATATGAGCGCGCCACCTAGAGCCTGGAACCGCCCGCCCAGCTTAACGAGCGCCCTGCCCGCTTCGACCAGCGTCCAATGCGCTAAGCCGCGCCAGAAGGACCGCGTTGGCTTGTTGGGCGACGAATAATTCGTGTTTGGCACGGGCCAATCCTTCCTCGTTGTGACGCTCGACCGCCTCGCGGATGGCGTCTGCAATGTCTGCCGGGACGCGCTTCACCTTCTTCCAGCGAAGCCGCTCGATAGTGGTTGCCGACAGCTTCGCCGCACGAGCTGCCCGCATGATTTGCTCCTTTGCGGAGCCGTTCCCACCAAGAAACCGGACGGCCGTAGCCATCTCGTCTTGGATTAGTTGAGCCCTAAGCATTTCCGCCTCGCGCCGTGACTTTTCCGGCTTGCGCCGTGGGTTTGTCGCCATCTGGAATCCCTGCCGTGTTCAATTGCTCCTGCAACGCAAGAGCAACCACGGAAGGAAATGACGTGACTGCCTTCGGACGAGACGCGCGAGACCTGCCTGCAAGCGATGACGCGCGCCGTTCCGGTGAAATGGCTGCCGGGTGCCTTCAAACGCCGGCTGTAATTCTGGACTGGCATTACGCCGCCAGCCCCTTTGCGACTGAATTGCTCGCGTCTCGCCGCGCCGAGCATGGGGAGAGCGAAGCCGATGAGTTCCCCGAGTGGCTTTGCTCTCCCCGTCCTGCCCAGGTTCGCGGCTGGGAGGCCGCAAACTGCAATAGGCGTCTGTGGGTGGTGCGCTGATGTCATGCCGCCACCACCCTGTCGCGCTCGATGAAAGCCGCGACCAACTCCGACGCTACTCGGGGGTCGATGGCGTTCCCATACCCGCGCATTCGTCCCACTCGGTCGGGAAGCCCATGAGCCACGCGACCCAAGGCGGGTTCGGAGGGCCACCGAGTTGCGTACTCAGCGATGTCCCGCCTTGCGGGAATTTCGACTTCCTCCAGCCCGTTTCGCTCGCCAGCGGCGTAGGAAACAAACCAGAGTCGTTCTCTCTTATGCTTGGCGCGGACACTGCTAGCCGGGGCAATGAGCGCTGCGCAGGCGTAGTCACACGACTCCAGGTCTCCGGCCACAATGTCCCACCAGCCTCGACCCGCCGCTGTTGGAACCTGTTCGCCCATGACGACTGCAGGCCGGCACTCTCGGATGAGTTCGAACCAAGCTGGCCACAAATGCTTATCGGAAGCCTCGCCTTCAGACCTGCCGGCTTTGCTCCATGGCTGACATGGGCAACTCCCTGTCCAGACGGGACGTTCGTCTCGCCACCCAGCCAGTCGAAGAGCGTAGGACCATCCACCGATGCCCGCGAAGAAATGGCATTGCGTGTAGCCTCTGAGGTCATCTGGTCGGACATCGACAATGCTCCGCTCGTCTACGTCGCCTGGCGCGATATGGCCGGCGCTGATGAGATTGCGCAGCCATTGCGCAGCGAATGGGTCGAGCTCGTTGTAGTAAGCGGCCATGGCTCAGACAGCCCCCGCCCTACGCGCCACGTCTTCAGGGCTGCGCATGGTGCAGCGGACGGCGTGGTATTCATCGCCGCTGAGTTCTATGTAGCCGGGACGCGCGCTCTGACGGGGCTCGCTGAACATGCCCTTCCAGACAGTGCCCGCGCAGAAACCGGCATTGAACAGAAGCCAGCCGCCAATGAGCGCCATGCCGAGGACTTCGTAGCCAGTGAAAGAGCCGTTGAGGTAGGTGGTGATGGTTTCCATGGCCTATGCGTCCAGGTTGCGAACTGCGTCGAAGCGCTCGTCAGCCAGAACCTTCGCCATCGCCTCAA